AAGTAGAAGCCTAGATTAGTATCTGAAGGCCAGAGGTTTTGTTTTTGAGACGTAGTTCTTTCTTTGTTCCAAAAGAACTGTTGGTCTTTGATTTCCATAAAGGAAGGAAATCGTAAGTAGAAGCCTAGATTAGTATCTGAAGGCCAGAGGTTTTGTTTTTGAGACGTAGTTCTTTCTTTGTTCCAAAAGAACTGTTGGTCTTTGATTTCCATAAAGGAAGGAAATCGTTCACCTAAAATAGTCATGTCATCTTCATCGGTCATCATGTACATGAATTTTGTAGATTTAGGTTTGACTTTTAAGTCATTGACAATATGATTCCAAGCATCATAGCAAATGTCGTAAACGACTTTTGATGTGCCCATAGAAGCCATTGCGATTCCGACGCATGCAGAAGCAGTTGCGCCAAGGTCACGTTGTCTTTCTGGGTAAAGGAGTTGAGCTAGGAGTTGAGTGTTGTCACGATATGCGTAGCCGTTTCTATTTTTATAAGAAAGGACTTCAATATCTGAGAGTCTGTCACTAATCTGAGACTTAGCATCGTTGAGATCAGCATTGAATCTAGAGAGAGCTTCTTTCTTTATCATTTGTAAGAAGTACTGTCCATATTGAGTAAAAACTCTTTCTGGAAAGGAGACAATTGAGTCGTCGCCTTGTACTTTAATAAAGAAGTCATCTGACTCGATATTCACGCCAAGAGCTGAGAGGCAGGTCAAGATCATGATAGTATTAACGAATGAATCAAGGAGTTGAGTTTCTTGGAAGCCGGAAGCGATTCCGTTCCATTGAAATTGATACATTCTAAGGGAGGAAGCAACAACGGGTGTGTGCTTAATAGAGTAGGTCATCCAAGTCCAAAGATTTTCTATTTTCTGTGGATTAGTTTGGCTAATTGTTTCAGGATATTGATTTGTTGGTTCGTATCCATTTGTAAAATCGAAGTAGGATTTCCAAATATTGTGAACGTCATCAATAACTGAGAAAAGAGCTTTACGGTCGAATCCTTTCCAATCGATTCCTAAGAAGGTATTAGGTCTCGTATGAGAGTAGATTTCGTTCCAAAGCTTTTTCCAGCCGCCTTTGAAGGTTTCGAAGCCCCAAAGAAGAGGATGTTGGGTTTCTTCATTTAAATATTCTTTTAGCATAGGCCATAAGAACATGTTTTCAGCCATGAGGAGTAACTTTGGTGTACCAAATACAGCGCGGTTTTTATCAGGTTCGTCTTTTCGGACTAAGTGAGCACGAGTATGTAAAGTGTGCCAATAGTATGGTTTAGGAGTTCCATCTGGTTGGAAGAATTGAGGGTCACGAATTTTAATTTTGTGGATTAAAGATCGGTTTTTAACGAAAATTTCGTTATATAAGTTGTGAAAATTAGTTCTTGCATCAGTAGTAAGTCCAAGGGAGTGTTTTTCTTTGATATGCT